ATGTGTTTCACAAACGCCTTCGTCTTTGCCTCATCGTTCATCTTGTTCCATAACGACTTGTTCATCCAATTTGTCCTCGCTTGATCGTACAACTCATTCTGCATCTTCATTTTCTTCGCATCGCTTACTTGTCCCACATCAGGTCGGTATTCATTATACGCTTCTACCTTACCTCCTGGTCTAACTATCGTGCCAATTTCCTTATCTGGTACTACATCTTGTGCTTTCTCTACTACATGTTTTGGTATTCCGAAACTTATGGTATTATTTTGCAACCCGTCAATTGTAGGATTGCTATCAGGTTCAAATCCTCCGAAAGAACCCGATTCGAATTCGGCAAGCACCTGAACGGATTCAGTGTCACCGATGGCATTAACAAAATCGATTATATCTGTTTGTGTCATTGCTTTTTCATTTTTGTAGTCAATAATGTGACCTTCATAGGTATTTAAAAAGTCACCCCTCTTTTCTAATCCGAACATTGTCTCTTGGCACTTCAAATATGAATAAATCTTTAGCGGTAAACCCAACTTCAACATCTTCTTCTGTATGTGCACGTAACAATTCTCCCAGAATGCCCTCGGATAATGGGACAATTCATTGAAAAAACAATCAGCATTTGTCTCCAACGCTTCCAAAACTGGAAGTGTCTTATGAGACCAATTCCAAAGTTCAATTAATGAATCGCCAAAATTCAAAGGCGCGTTTATTCGTCCATCTACCATCGAAAACTTTCTCTTCAAATACGACAACTTCTCCTCCGGTATAAAGTCCGTTACGACATCTTTCTTGTCATTTGTTGTATAATCCAACCCCATTGAGTCAAACACCTTTTTGCAAAATCTCATATTATACCACTCCGCGATAGAATCGTGGACCGTTAAAATATGGTCATCCCCATAAAATGTAGACTCAACAAGATTATCATACACATTAAATATCTCAAGACATCTCGCCTCCTCAATCTGCATTCCTATCCGCAAAAACGCAAAACGAAATAATAAACAATTCACGACACTGTTCATAGTCGACGTTAAAGCCATCCCAGAAGGCATCCCATGATGCGATCTATACATAGTATTACCACAAATGTGAAAACCCGACACAACTGATGAAATTAAATTCACCCTTTGCGCCGAATACTCATCATCGTAATATCTATTGATGACCTCAACTCCAGCCATAAACATTGCGTAAGGCATCTTTTTATCGTATTTCGCGTAATCACCCGCAATAAAATTCCTCGACATCCCAATCAGCCTTCGGTATAAAATTCCCCACTCTTCACCATGACAATTCAATCCAATTCCAATCGGCCCTGCCACACACGACAACATGCAATGCGAAATAAAAGTCTGAAAGTATTTCCTTATCAGAAAATTTGCAATAAAATTACAATTCTGGAAAATCCTCGTAGACCCTGCTTCCACTTTAGCAATTGCCCTTTTCTCGTCTTTTTTTGTGTCAATAATGTAAACCGGTATCGCTCTATCCTTCAACACCACCTCCGCATCATCAACCAACTCTCGAATCTCCTTCCGTAGTTCAAACTCGTTCGGTCCAATCTCGATTAATAAGTCTCTCTTTCCTTTGAAACCTGGTATCAGTGTAAACGGCCAACCTGGCGAGCTTTTCACATTGACTCCAATCATGGAATCATCGCAAAATATCCCGTTCAGATTTTCCGCCTCCGTTAATAACCTTCCGTCCGAATGTCTCGTTTTATACGAGCACAACTTCTTGACCGTACTATCCACGCACAACTTCAGCAATGCAGGATCGATATACTTATCCTGACAACATACTGGCAATATTCCTAACCGCAGTGGATCCTTTCCATCCACCTTCCGCAGTGCTGCTGGCAACTTCCTTGATTCATAAATCATATCCTTACATGGTAAGGGTACAAGATCTGTCTTAGAAGGTGTCCTCATCACATACGGAGGATGAACAGTCCCGATCAACTCGATCCTCGACCTTTCCTCTTCGGTAAATATTGAAAAATCGTTCTCCACAAACTCGTCACACACCGGATACTCCTGCGTACATGTAAACTCTGCGTTTGCCTTCCTCAGTACTGCCTTATTCGACTGTATAAACTCTTGCGTTATAAACATTCCGTAACCCAACGGCTGACCTCGCACTGATGCAAAATGCATCCCCAAGATCTTCCTTGGCATTCCCGTCTCTGCTGCTAACACAAGCGTTCCACAATCTCCATACGTTGACTCTACATTGTAACTAAATGCGTCATGTATCACTTTCTGCGCTCCTGTCTCTCTCACTGAACAGTCCACCGATGTCGACAATAACCCAATGTTGCCAATCCTCGAGAAAAAGGGATCCAATTCATCTAATTTATAAAATTTGTCTTTCTTCC